ACTGATACATTAAACAACCCTCCCTTTTATATCTTTGTTTGGGTACTTCACTTCAAACACCGATGGGTCTAATGAAGGATATACCATTTTATTTTTAGTTGCCGATTGAATGTTATATGAAACGTTCGAGTAACTACCTTTACACTTATTTACAATTTCACATTTTGGTACGGATTGTACACCTTCAACACCTGCAATAATCAATTCTAATTCAGAAAGGTTTACCGGCATATTGAAAGTCCAATTATCAATATTGAAGAAATTTTGTATTTCAGATATACATTTAACAAGAACCTCTTGTTTGTTATATCCACCATAAACCCTAATTTCGAAATCAACCCCAATATTAATAACAAACCCATTCAATAAGTTCACACCATCTGTCAGTAAACGATATTCCCCTAAATAAGTTTTTAGGTTTTCTTTTACCGCTTGATTAAGTGTAGAAAGTTTTTTAGTAGAATCATATCCAAGAACATATAAGTTAATTGCAAATGGATTATTCTTTTCTCTCGAATCAGATTGTTTATTAGATAAGAATGTAGTTACTTGATTTTGTATTTCCTTTTCAGTTATACCTTCCTTTTCTTTTAATGATAATACCAATTCGGTAAATTGTTGTAATGAATTTGGGTCTGTTAGAATTGATGAAGGTGAATTATTATCCAACTCACCATCTGGTGCACAATATACTTTTGCAATACCACCATATTTTGATGGCAATGATAGTGCTCGTACTTGGTAATCTTTACGAGTTACTGCTCTGTTTTGAGAACCAAAGTTTGCAAGAGCATTCTGTCTTATTTCCTCAATTGTTTCAATCCCTCTACCACCTGTTGCTGGAAACTCATTATCAACCGCTACTGATGATTTACAAAAGTTATATAGTGGAATTGCATCTTGGTCAAAGGTAGATAAATCCTCATCAAATACCATTGATTGAATTCGTGTTAATGTATTTTTTGATACATTCGAACTAACACCACCACCAACTAAATACGAAACAGTAAAGTTTCCAGTTGGAGATTGACCGTAATTATTAGTTTTTAAGAAATTAGATGGGTCGAAAGAAGAACCAAGATTATCAATTGAAGAGTTCAATCCTAATCCTACATTTTTAAAATTTGGTATTAAAGTTTCATCACTATCTGATGTTCCTCCTCCAAAAATTAAACTTGTTGTTCCATCTGTATTTATTTTTCGAGTAAATCTACGAGAAGTTTTTACCAATTTTAAAATACTTGGAACTGAATCTTTAAATTGAGATAGTGATTTATCCGTCTGCTCACTATTGGGGTAATCTACATAAACCATATCTTGTGCAAGATACGGAACTTCATACCACTTATTCCCACTTGAATCTCGAACATCATAAATATCAACTACATTTGTATCTGTTATATCGATACGAGAGAATTCCTGTGGTGTATTACCAAAATCTTGAGATAGTGTTTTTAACTCAGCAGAAATACAATTTACATATTTTTTAACCAGATATAATTCCGGATAGTTGGTATCTGAATTTCGTTCATATATACTAATTTCTCTTTCATATGAATCAGAAAAATCTACAGCTTCGGTTGTTCTGAATTTTATTCCAGTACCCGATTCAACACCCATCCCTTCTTTAATCCTAAGATAGTAATCGGAATCTGGTTCAAAATCGTTTCCACCACCAGTTGATTTACGTTTACTTGGAACTAATTGAAATACTGAAAGTTTTGTTAGTGCAGCTGAAGTTACTTTAGGCTTATATCCAAGTACAGTAGATAATTCTATTACACTTTCAATATCTTCTGCGGTTGTCATTAAAGATTCCTTTAATGTATCATCGATATAGTACCCAAGAACATCTCCAAGATATGATGCCATTTCAATAAAAACCATTCCAGGAGAAGATTCATTGAAATCTGTATAAGTTTGTGGGAAATATGTTTTAGTATAATCAATTAGATTTTGTCTAAATTGGCCAAAATCTTTATTAAGATACTTAATATCTCTACCCTTGTTTTTTTTATTTGTACTATTAAGTGCCATATTATATTATCCCCTTACTGAAAAAGTTAGTTCTTGTGTTTCGATTGTTGACCCAACTCTAAACAATAATTTTAATCCTACCATATTTCTATCTTTCATTTCATCACTCATATCAATTTCAATATCTTCGATTTGAATATATGGTAACCAAAATGAAACAGATTGAGTTATTGTTTCCTCAACTCTTTTTGCAAATTCGGCTTCATCCATTTGTTCAAATAGTAATGAATGCAATCCAGTTCCAAATTCAGGTTGCATCACTCGTTCACCTTGTTTGGTTAGGAGTAGATTTCGTAAATTAGATTTAGCGGCTTCAAAAGAATTAAATGTTTGTTCAAACATAACATCACCTCTTCGTGTTGGTGAGGTGATACCATACGCAACTGAATCAAATTCTGATTCAGTATCTTTAATTACTTTTCTACCAATTACGTAAGCCACTTATACTCTCCTATCTCTTAAACTTTTTAACAAGTTCTGAGTTATCTCTATTTAATACTCTATCTAATGCTGCTAATCCAGTTGATACACCTAATCCTCTTTTTGGTCCACCTTGGGAACTTACATCACCATAACCCATTTTATGAGCCATCTGAGCTCTTAGAGCATCAGTTCCACCTGCACCCAATGATGAACCCATATTAATTGTCTGGTCAATATCTGGTTCGGCATCCATGTAAGATGGTATGTGTGTATTTTCTTGAATCTGTTGTTGTGGTAATCTATCTAATACAGATGCTCCACCACTACCAACTTGTCCACCACTTCTTTGTGCTGAACTAAATGGTTGTGTCTGATTCAATATATCATTAAGAACTGGGTTCTTAGTGAATTTTCTTTGTTCTTGAACTTGTGTTCTTTCTTGTTGTAGAACTTGATTAGCTGCTTCGAACGGGTCTACCTCCTCAACAACTTTTGCCGAGGACGCAGAAACACCCCCCTTCACCTCTGTTAGAGCCTTTTTGACTCTACGATTTACTTCTTCCTCTAATATCTTAGGGAAGGTTTTAGAAAGAAATTGTTCTTGTTTCTTAGCTACTTCAGCTTCTACGATTACTTTAATTAGTTTTGCTAATTTTTTTGAATCCATTTTAAATATTTTGTTATTATCTTAATATAAATATATTCTCGTTGAGTTTATAGTTTTTTAACAGCCAGGTGGTATTACAAATCCTAAATATTTTTTTGGAGTTTTTAAGAATACCCCACAACCATTTCTACTAAACCCACCACCACTTGTATTTCCTTCTATTGTGGTAAAGGAACCATTTGGTAATACTGCAGATACTATTCCAATGTGATGTGCATCTGATGAACTACCATATAGAACTGCTGCACCTATCTTAGGTTCTGATGACCAATATCCTTTTGATTTACCCCAATTCATCCAATTATCACAACTTGCCCCACCATTTGGAGTTTCTAATCCTGCTTCTTGCCACCAAGTTGATACGGCAGCTGCACACCAATAATATCCACTACCCGTTTTTCTAACCTTTGATTGATTATCTAATCCAACATTATCAAACATATCATCAATCCTACCCCTACGATTGTTCTGAACCCCTCCAGGAAATCCACCATAGTTAAGACCAGGTGGTGTACCAGTTTCTAATATACCGATATCTTTTTTAGCAATAGCAACTATTTTAGAACCAACTTCACATTTATATTTATCGGGAGTATTTTCTTGTATAGCCTCAAGTTCTTCATTTGATAGTGGTACAGGTAATGCATTTAGCTTACCAGTTGATATTTCTGATTTCTTCAATCCAATGTATTCCGATGCAGATGTTCTACCAACTTCAGGTAATGTTACATCATTTACCACCACTTCTGCTTCAGCAACTTCTATTTTTGCAGATTCAATTTGTTCTGGACTCATAGTATCATCTTGATTGAAAATATCTTGAATCTTTTCAATTATTTTATCTAAAAGACCAGGTTCTTGTATCGCAGACGGTGGTGTTGGTGATGCAGGAGTTAGTGTATAACCCGTCAATTGAATAAATCCAGGTAACGCGGGTATTAATGGAAATCCGGGATATAATGAAATAGTACTGCAACTAAATTGAAGAGTTGTTAAATGTATTTGTGCGTATGAAATAAATAAATCTAAAAACCTACCTGGGTCATCCACAGGTTGTTCAGGTGGAGTTTCTGGCCATTTACCTGGATTAGATACCAAACCACTTGTTAATCCAAGATTTACAAATGAAAGTAATGCTGGTATTTGTGGTGGTATTTGAGCTAAGGTTGCACCTCCCCAATAACCAATTACAGCCTTACCTATATCTTTTAACCAAGTATGCTTACCAGTTTCACTTTTAGTAAATGCAATGGCACATGCAGCAATCATTAACTTCTCCATTATTTCGGTATTACCTTTTACAACTGGTAGTGGGAATCCACCCAGACCACGAGTTAGAACACTACCTGGTTTAATAGCCATATCGTATGCAGTAGTAAATTGTTTTGCAAATGCCTCTTTGGATTTAACTCCGTTGGGATTATCCATATAGGATTTCATCATATTTTTAAAGATATCCCAAGACATAATTTATTCTGTGTAGTTTAATGTAGAAAGTGCATCCACTAATCTTGATTTTATATCACTAAAATCTTTTCTATTTGTTGGTCCAACTGCAGAAGGGCCGGCCGGAGTATTATAAACTTGATTATTTATTGCATCAATTAGTTCGGATAATAATTCCACCAATGTATCACCTCGTACTATTCTTTCGTTCTTCTCAACAGTATTTAGAAATATATTTCCCTGGCCTGTTAGTACAGTAAAGTTCTTCCCCTTTACTCTATCTGTTTTAATATTAACATCATCACCAAAGTCTAACTCGGCACCCAAACCATTATCGATTGTTAACCTACTATCTGAAATGATTCTAAAATCTCCTTTAGAAAAAAATAACATTTCTTGAGTTTTAGATGAGAGTATAATCCTTTCGGAATTTATTATTATTTGGTCATACCCATCATCTTTATTAAACCCATCTGTGGCCTTTATTTCAGTAGGAGATGTGAACTCAGATTTATAATCTTTAGATGATAATACAATTACCGAACCATCTTTATTTATATCTTCTTCGGTGATAGAACCCATATCCAAATTAGATAGCGATTCATCATTTTGTCTATTTCTGAGAATTATTGTTGGAGAGAATATATTATCTGGATTATTATATCCACTAAATCTTAATGATTGGCCAAAACGAGATTCAATTAACCTATCACCCTCGTATAACTTTAATTTATTAATTTGAGTTGGTTCAAAATATTCACCCAACAATTGTTTTCTATCATCTTCACCACCATCGGATGATTTCTTTGATATACCAGTTTGAGAAGATTCTGAATAATCTTTTGTTTTATTGGTATTTGTTTTTTCAGACTTACGGTATAATGTTAAATCAGCATCTTCAATTGCATTTCCTTTATTTATATCATTAGAATGGATTCTATCATAGTAACGATTTACTCCATCTTTTAATACTCTAACAGTTTCTCCTTTTAATGGTACACCTACCGAATCATTAAAAGGTCTTGCAATTGGAAATTCTTTATTATTACTGGATAAATCTGTTATTTCTCTAATAAAAATACAACCGATAAGGCCAGTATCTTTAGGGTCTACTCCCTCCTTTACTTTACTAAATTCGGTAATACGAGTATCATCTACATTTAAAACAACATGGTCTACAATAGCAGTACTCCATTGACTTTTAATTCTATTTAAATTATTCTTCGATTGATTACCTCTTTCCCCTGCCATCTTACTTACCTACCTTTTGTTTTAACTCCTCAATTTCGTTTGTAAGTTCATCTACTTTTATATCCTGTTCATCGGCTACTTCGTGAACTGTTTCTTCTAACTCTTTAAGTAATTGTTCTTTTTCTTCATTAGATAAGAACCCAGCATCACCTTCTGCTTTGTGTTGTGCTCCAATGATTCGTTGAGCAATGGCTGCCATCTTAACAAGTGAATCATCATTCTTAATAGATGAATCAATTAAATCTCGTATAATAGGACCCATCACTGCCATATCACCTGAATGACGAATGAGTTTTTTCATCTCAGCAATCAATTCAGATATACGAAGTTTCTTTGTTTGTTGGTTATCGTAGATATCTTTA